GTGCCGCAGGAGTGGCTTGGCAGGCGTTTCCTTGATGATGCAGAAAATCTAAAGAAACACAACCTGATCGCCTACAAGCACGAGTATCTGGGCGAGGTGACCGGCTGCGGAAAGGAAATCTTCACCAACATCAAGGCAGAAAAGATAGACCCTTCCAAATTTGAGCGCAAGTACCACGGCATTGACTGGGGCTGGTATCCTGACCCCTTTGCCTACAACTGCATGAGTTACGACGCAGCCCGTAAGACCCTGTATATTTATGACGAGATCACCGTGCGGCGCACACGAAACGAGGACACGTTCAAGATGCTGCAAGACAGGCACGTTATGGAGCACCCAGAGAGCGAGCGCCTGACCGGTGACAGCGCCGAGCCAAAGAGCTGCACCGACTATACTGCATGGGGAATGAAATGCTTGCCCGCGATAAAAGGTCCGAACAGCGTTGGGCAGGGCGTGAAGTGGCTGCAAAGTCTGACCGCCATCGTAATAGACCCGGTGCGCTGCCCGGACACTCTGAAGGAGTTCACCGAGTACGAGTATGACGCGGACAAGAACGGCGAGCCGCTGCCCGGATACCCCGACCACGATAACCACCACATAGACGCTACACGCTACGCCATGGAACTTGTGTGGCACAAGCCCGGAAAATAAGGAGCAAAGCAAGTGAGAACATACCAAGACCTTGAAGCGGTACAGAACGACCCCGCAGCCAAAACCGCTTTTGTGCAAAGCTTTATCGCGGAGCACGTTACAAGCGCCCCGGTGCGTACCGCTGAAAAGGCTGACAAGTACGACAGGCAGCTCAACACCGGCGTGGATGACTTTCTGGATGCACTTGCCAACATCGACTATAAGCTCAACGGCATCACCAAGAGAGCCCGACCGGAGACTGTGAAAAGCAACTCCTTTCACCGGCTCAACGTGCAGCGCGTGGCATACAGCCTTGCAAACGGAATCACCCTGCCGGACGCAGACGAAGTAAAAGCGCAGTTGGGCGAAAGCTTTGACGAGCAGCTTTACCGGTTGGGTTACCTTGCCTGCATCCACGGGGAAAGCTTTGGCTTTTGGAACAACGACCACTTGGACGTGTTCAAGCTGACCGAGTTTGCGCCCCTGTATGACGAGCAGGACGGCACTATGCGGGCTGGCATCCGGTTCTGGCGCTTGCAGCCAGACAAGCCCATGCACGCTGTACTGTATGAGGAGAGCGGCTACACCCGCTACACCGAGGACAGCAAGGGCGAGCGCATGTTGCATCAGGACGGTGAGCATCAGCCCTACAAGACTACCACGACCACAACCCCCGCCGGGGACGAGATCGTGGAGGGCGAGGGTTACGGAACGCTGCCCATTGTGCCGTTGTGGGGCAGCAGCGCAAAGCAGAGCACACTTGTCAACCTCAAAGGGTACATCGACAACATTGACCTGATTGTCAACGGCTTTTGCGATGATCTGCGCGAGTGTGCGCAAGTGTACTGGCTTATTTCCAACTACGGCGGCATGAATGACGAAGATCTGCGCAAGTTCATGCAGCGGCTGCGGTTCAACCACGCCGCCAACGTAGACAACGCCGGGGACAACGGCGGCAGTGTTCAGCCTTACACGCAGGAGATTCCCACACAGGCGCGGGAGACCCTGTTGCAGCGGCTGCACAGCTCCCTGTATGAGGATTTCGGAGGGCTGGATGTACATTGCGTAAGCGCAGACAGCACCAACGACCATCTGGAAGCCGCCTATCAGCCGCTGGACGAGAACGCCCGCGACTTTGAGCAGCAGATCACCCGGTTTGTGCGTCAGGTGCTCAAGATCGCCGGTCTGCCGGACGCAAAGCCGCAGTACACCCATGTGCGCATCTCCAACACCAAGGAGCAGGTGGACATGGCGCTTGCGGAGGCGACTATCATCGGCAACGAGATGGCAATTGAGCTGCTGCCGAACCTCACACAGGAGCAGAAGGAGCAGGCAAAGGCCGCGCTGATGGCTGAGAGCGTAGAGCGAGAAGAAACGGATGAAAACGAGGACACCGGCGGTGATGAAGAATGACGACCGACCTTGACCGCATCTCAACCCGGCAGCTGAACCGCCTGCGCCGCCGCATTTTGCGGGTCTATGGAACAGCCCGCCGGGAAATAACCGAGCAGCTGACCGAGTTTCTGGAACATTACCAGAAGTTGGACGCCTACAAGCGGGCGCAGTTGGAAGCCGGGAAGATCACCGAGAGCGACTACCGAACATGGCTGCGGAATCAGGTGTTTCAGTCCGAGATGATGCGCCAGAAGTTGGACAACATCACCCAGACGTGCACCACAGCCCAGCAGACGGCATACAAGCTGGCGCGGGATGAGCAGTACGATATCTTTGCCCTTGGCGCAAACTGGGCGTTCTACGAACTGGAACAGGCCGCAGGCGTGACGTTCAACCTGACCTTGTACAACACCGAAGCGGTCAAGCGGTTGCTGCTGGAAAACCCCAAGCTTGTGCCCAACAAGCGCATCAAGAGCGAGAGCAACCGCACCTATGACGCGCGGGTATTCAACCGCTACGTCACAAAAGGCATCATACAGGGCAAAAGCGTCCATGACATCGCCACACAGGCCGTGAAAGGCATGGCAGACAGCGAGGTGCACTGGGCGATGAACAACGCCATCACAGCCCTTACCGGCGCACAGAACGCAGGGACGATGCAGCAACTGCGCAACGCCCAAGCCATTGGCATTGAGGTGCAGAAGCGTTGGAACAGCACACTGGACTACCGCACCCGCGAGACGCACCGCCTGCTGGATAAGGAAACCGCAGACCTAGACGAGCCTTTCAAGGTGCAGGGCTACGAGATACAGTACCCAGGCGACCCCAACGCAGCGCCGGAAATGGTTTATCACTGCCGGTGCAAGCTGTCCAGTGCGCTGGTCAAGTATCCCCGGCAGAACGCTATGCGGCGGGATAACGTCACCAAAGAGCGGACAGGAGACCTGACCTATACCGAGTGGTACAAGGCAAAGGGCGGCACGGAAGCCGAACAGATGTGGCGGGCAAAAGAACGAAAACGCAGAAAGGAGGGTTCCAAAAATGAGTAAACGAGGCTCTGGAAGTTCTACACGGTCAAACGGCGGATTTTCCATTACGATTCGTGGAAAAGAAAAAATCTATTTTCAGGCCGCCGGTGGAGAGTTTCGAGGTTTGCAAGACGCGAATGACATTATTTCAAAAGAAATGGCGAACAAACTTCTGAAGAACGGAAAAGCTAAACCGATTTCAAAGGCGAAAATGGACAAAATTAAAGACGCTCGTAACAAAGAACTTGTAGCAAGCCCGGATTATTCGCTTGGTTACGGAACCGGGCCGGGCGGCGGCATTGATTTGGCCGCGAGAAAAGCGGCCCGCACCTCACGGCTTGCAGGGCGTGTTCAGAAACGGCGCAGATAAGAGGCCTAATGTAAGGCGTTTGTTGAAATCTGGTGCAAGAGAAAGAAATGAAATTCAACTACGACATCAAGGTTACCGACAACACCCCGCAGCTCTATGAAGCGCTGGAAGCGTGGGTGGAGCGGGTGCTGACCATCTGGGGCATGAAGGTGCAGGACTATGCCCAGCTGCTTGTGCCCACCGGCACGGAAGACAGCACCGGCATAGAGGGCTATGTTGGCGGCGCGCTGAAAGCATCCATTACCTACGTTGTATCAGCGGCACAAAAGATCGTGACCATCGGCTCAAACCTGTTTTACAGTGTGCCTGTGGAGTTAGGCACTGGTATTTTTGCAGCGAAGGGCGATGGACGCAAAACGCCGTGGGTCTGGCAAGACTTCAACGGCAAGTGGCACTTTACCAGGGGAATGGCTCCCCGCCCCTTCCTGCGACCGGCGGTGGAAGATCATATCAAGGAACTGCAAGAGATTGCAGTAGAGGAAGGAAACAAGGAGGCGTAATTCATGAATTTGGAAAAAATGTTCAAAACACCAAAAGAAAAGTTCCTGTCCGATGATGTGAAAACTGCGCACTGCGAGGCAGAAGACCTTTTCCTTGAACTTGCAACCCAGCTTGACGCACTTCCTGAAAGCCGAGAAAAGAGTCTGTGCATGACAAAATTACAGGAAGCGAAGTTTTGGGCGGTCGAATGTATCACCAAAGTTGAACGCAAAAACTAAATACTCAGAGGTTGGCGCACAGCGTCAGCCGCTTTTTATATGCCGTTTTCGCACAACTGGCAGTGCTCCCGGCTCATAACCGGGTAGTTGCAGGTTCGACCCCTGCAAGCGGCACCACACCGGCAGCACGACCGGAAAAAACACCTTATTGCCAAGCATGGCAGCCCAAGCAAGGGCAGAAAGGACGAACACACATGGCACTCAAAAGAGCAGATATCCGCAAGATTCTGGAAAACGCCGAAACCTCCAACGATGACAAGGCAAAAGCCATTCTGGACGCCTTGCACGAGGAGACCGATGCCCTCCGGGACGAACTGGATACCGAGAAAAACGCCCGCGTTGCAGCGGAAAAGGAACGGGACGCAGCCAACAGCGGTAAGCAGACCGCAGAGCAGGCGCTGACCGACTACAAGACCCAGCAGACCGCAAAGGAATCCAGAGCCGCAAAGGAATCCAAGTTCCGGGAGCAGCTCAAGGCCGCAGGTGTGCTGGAAAAGTACTTTGACCGCATCGTGCGCTTGTCTGGCGAGGACATCGACAAGATGGAACTGGACAGCAAGGGCAACGTGAAGAACGCGGACAAGCTGGCTGAGAGCCTGAAAACCGATTGGAGCGACTATGTGGGCAGCACCTCAACCAAGGGCGCACCGGTGGACAACCCGCCCGCAAACGCCGGCTCCAAAATGACCAAAGACCAGATTTTTGCAATCAAGGACGCAGGCGAACGCCAGGCGGCGATTGCAGCAAATGCCGACCTGTTTACAGGCGGCGGGAAGGAATAACCTATGGCAGCAAAAGAAAATCTGATTACCACCACCGAAATCACCGTCAACCCCCGCGAGATCGACTTCGTGACCCGCTTCCAGCGCAACTGGGATCATCTGCGGGAGATCATGGGCATCATGCGCCCCATCCGGATGCAGCCCGGCACTGTGCTGAAGAGCAAGTATGCACAGGGCACCCTGCAGAGCGGCACCGTGGCAGAGGGCGAGGAGATCCCTTACAGCCAGTACACCGTCAAGGAGAAGGATTACGGCAAGATCACCATTGAGAAGTATGCCAAGGCCGTCTCCCTGGAAGCGATCCAGAACTATGGCTACGACGTCGCTGTGCAGAAGACCGACGACGAGTTCCTGTACGACCTGACCGCCAAGGTCACCGACAAGTTCTACAAGTACCTGAACACCGGCAGCCTGAAGGGCACCCCCAAGACCTTCCAGATGGCGCTGGCGATGGCAAAGGGCAGTGTGGAGAACAAGTTCAAGAACATGCACCGCACCGTCACCGGCGTGGTGGGCTTCGTGAACGTCATGGATGTGGCCGAGTATCTGGGCACCGCAAACATCACCATCCAGAACCAGTACGGCTTCCAGTACATCAAAGACTTCATGGGCTACAACACCATCTTCCTGCTGTCCGACGGCGAGATCGCAAAGGGCAAGGTCATTGCCACCCCTGTGGACAACATCGTGATGTACTACGTTGACCCCTCCGACAGCGACTACGCAAAGGCCGGTCTGGTGTACACCACCGCAGGAGAGGCCAGCAACCTGATCGGCTTCCACACCCAGGGCAACTACACCACCGCCGTCTCTGAGAGCTTCGCCATCACCGGCGTGACCCTGTTCGCGGAGTATCTGGACGGCATCTCTGTCCAGACCATTACACCGGGCGAATCGGTCTGACCGGCAAGGAGGTGACCCCGCATGACTGTGCCAGAACTGTGCGTGTACACGCGAAACTTCTTTGACCGGTACGATGACCCCACCGCCGGGGAATTTACCTTCACGGCAGATACCGTCCCAGCCGGGGTATCCGCCGGGCAGTATTTCCTTGTGTGCGGGTCTGTTTTCAATGACGGAGTGCACAAGGCGGGAGACGGAGACCTGACCGCCGAGACCTTTACCGGCACGGTGCAGCCTATGCGCGTCCCTCCTGATTTCGTGGAGCTTGCCCAGAAGATCACCGACTACGATGCAGCCACCCCCGGCGGCGGGCGCTATGTTTCCCAGTCCTTCAACGGCTGGTCCGGCGCCATGGCCACCGGCTCCGACGGCCTGCCCGCAGACGGCTGCACCCGCTACCGCCGGGAGATCAACCAATGGAGGAAACTGTAATGCCTGTAAACGATTTCACCAAGTTCACCGTGATGGAGAATTTTACAAAAAAGTTCTGCTTCATGGTCAAGAAGCTGGTATCGGACGGCCTGTTTGGCTCTACCACCACATGGGAGGACGGCATGGAATTCCTCGCCATCGAGCGCCACGACCAGACCATTGAAGCGCAGCAGGCAGAGCAGCAGGGCACGGCATCCACCTACTCCCTCTATGTGGACAAGGGCATCAAGCTGGCCCCCTTCGACTGCATCAAGCGGCTGGACGATGGGCAGACCTATGAGGTGACAACCGCAAGCAGCGACAAGGTTTCCCCCGCCGAAAGCGGGATGAATCTTGCCGTTGTGCAGTGCAAAAAGGTGGTGCTTTCCTGATGGGCGCAGAAGAAGCCATTACCACGGCGCTGAACAGATTTTTTATACTGTTCGATATTCCTGTATACCCGGAGGATTTCGTGCCGCCGGGCGCTTCCCTACCATATATCACGGTGCGGCCGGTCATCCCAAAAGGTTTTGACGAGAGCAGCACCTTCCATGCGCGACTGTGGTATCCGGTGGACGGCGGCAAGCTCCCCATCATTCGCAAGACCGATGAACTCCGCGCGGCCATTGGCGATGGACTGACCATCGAGTGCGAGGGCGGCGCGGTCCTTTTGTGCGCAGGCAGCCCGTGGGCGCAGCCAATGGACAACCCACCGGAAAAATATCTGTGCACATACCTTAACTTTGACGTCACATCCTTCGTGGTGTGAGAAAGGATGAACCATGAACAAAATGTTCACGCCCGTTTCGGCAGATGAGTTCAAGAAGCTTCAGTTCCAGGCGGGTGCCCTGCTGAAGACCTTTGACCCCGCCGGGACAAAAGCAATCGCTGCCGAAGACCGCATCTGCCTGACTTCCGGCGGCATCTCCATTACCTGCAAGCCCAAAACCGTGGATTTTGGAGAGGACATCGACGAAGTACCCGAAAATACCTATCAGCTCAAGCATATCACGGGCTGGGATTGCGGCCTGTCCACCACCTGCCTGACCGTCAGTTCCGACACCATTAAGCTGAGTCTCGGTGCGGCAGATGTCGAAGCAAACAAGATCACGGTGCGCGAGGACTACAAGGAAGAGGATTTTCAGGATGTCTGGTGGTATGGCCAGCTGATCGGCGGCGGATACGCAGCCTGCAGGCTGTCGAAGGCCGCCAGTGACGGCGGTCTGGAACTCAAGACCAGCAAGGACGGCAAGGGCAATCTGTCCCTGAGCCTGAAGGGGCACTATGATATCGCCGACACCAGCAAGGTGCCGATGGAATTTTATGTGAAGACGACCGGAGGCGAAGGATGATCCTGACCATCAATCTGGACCCTGTGGAGTCCATCCCCAAGCTGTATGACGCCATCGACAGCATCACCCGCATGGTGATGGACGCCAAGGACAATGTGGACAACCCGGAGATCAAAGCGGCCCGGCAGGCCATCGTGGACAACGCCATGAAGCTGCTGGGCGCACCGGTCGAGACTCAGGCGGAGAAGAAAAAGCTCACCCCGCGTGAGTTTGCCCTTGCCGCGCTGGACTTTGCCAAGCCGCTGATGAAGCTGGACCCGAAGCGCACGGTGGATGCACTGCACCAGCTGTACACGCTGGAAGAGGGCGAATCAGACAACATCATGAAAGCTCTGGACGCTCTGGTGCAGACCTTGATGCAGCCCGATGTGCTGGGTTTTACCAAATCGCTCGGCATGTTGAACGCGACCGATTTTGGGTTCTGATCGGCCGGGCGAGCCTCGAACATCTGCGGGCCTATGGCCTGCGGTATTTCAACAATTATGCACTGTATCTGCTCAAAGAAGACTACAAACGGAACGCTTACCGCGATTATATGTCCTCGCTGATCCGCCTTTGCGCGAAAGGGGTAGGCGTCGAGGTGGAAACCACCTATTCCGACGTCGTGGCAGAGGTGGAGCCTCCGAGGGCGAACTGGCGAGAGACCACGCTGGCCGAAGCGGAGGCGTTCTGGGAGCAGGCATTGGAAGACAGCCGCCGCATGGTGGAAGAGAACGGAGGTGAGGGATCCTGAATCTTTTTAATCTGATGGCCACTTTGGGGCTTGATACCTCCGAGTATGAGCAGGGCATCGAGCAGGCCAGAAAAGAGACGCAAAGCGCCGCAAATTCGCTGAACCGCAGTGCAAACACCGCCGGGAATGGCGTTGCAGGAATGGCAAGCCAGTTTGCAGCAGCCAGCGCAAAAGCGACTGTCCTTGCAAATATGCTTACCTCGCTTGGGACAAAAGCAGCCGGACTAGCAAAAAACCTTGTAGAGACAGGCGTTTCTTACAACGCGCAGATAGAAAAGTACACCACGGGCTTCACCAATATGCTGGGCAGCGCACAGGCAGCACAGAAAGCTATGCAGGCCATTCAGGAAGACGCAGCCCGCACACCGTTTGACGTTGCATCTCTGACGCAGGCAAACCAGCTGCTCATCAGTGCAGGCGAAAACGCTGGCCGTTCTCGTAAGGTCATTATGGCTCTGGGCGATGCTGTATCTGCTACCGGCGGCGGAAACGATGAGCTTTCCCGTATGGCCGCAAACCTTCAGCAGATCGCCAATGTTGGAAAAGCTAGCGCAGTAGACATTAAGCAGTTTGCTTTTGCTGGAATCAACATCTATCAGGTGCTGGCCGACTACACGGGAAAAACAGTGGAAGAAGTCCAGAATATGACGGTCAGCTACGACCTGCTGTCTAGTGCGTTAATCGCTGCCAGCGAAGAGGGCAGACGTTACTACAACAGTATGGAAACCCAGAGTCAGACCATGAATGGCAGGATTTCCACACTGAAAGATAATGTTTCCCAACTGGCGGGGCTTATGACGGGCGACCTCTCAAGCGGCATCGGCGTTGTTATTGGCAACCTGAACGATATGGTCGTTGCGGCACAGGAAGCCTACAAACAAGATGGTTGGCTCGGACTTGCTGGTGCCATTACTGGCTTGAGTGGGCCGATTGATTCCGTAAAACAGAAGTTTAACGAACTTGGGAGCGCCGCGATTACAGCTCTGGACAAAGCAAGTTATTGGCTGAATCATGATGTTCTAAAAAAGGACGCCTATTCTGACTATGACAGCTACGAAGAGTACAGAGACGCGCAAGACCATCAAAGCAACCGTGACCGCCGCCGACAAGATGCACTTGCCGGAAAAGGCATCTATAACAAAAGCTGGACGGAACGGCAGGCTGAAGAAAAGGAAGGAAGCGGAATAACCAGCGGCGGCAACGGAGGCACGGACAAGAACAAGAACAAGACCGTCACCAAGACCGTCCTCTCCGCCCTGACCGACGCGGCCACGTCCTATTCCTCCAATGAGTACGGGCAGATCACGACTTCCGTCACCGAGCTGACCGAGCACATCAAGGACAGCACCGGCAAGGTCTATGACCAGCTGACCCGCACCACCACCGAGTCCGGCAAGGAGCTGGTGAACGGCGTGGTGAAAAACTACAAGCTGGTCACCAAAGAAGTCACAGACGAGAACGGCAAGGTCACCACCACGACCCAGAAGACCTATGAGGACGCCTCGAAGTCTCTGGTCTCGACCCTGACGCAGACCGCGCAGACGCTGAAGAACGGCGTTTCTACGACCATCGAATCGGTGACGAAGAAATATCAGGACAACTCCGAGCACATCGAGCAGATGGCCACCGAGACCGGCACCCGCATCGTCAACGGGGCGTTAGAGACCTACACGAAGGTCAAGACCTTGATGGACGGCGTGGAGACCGACAGCAAGGAGACCTCGCAGGCCGTCGTGAGCCAGTACGACACCCTGAACAGCAACTACGGCGCTGCCGCCGAAATGGTGGCCCAGCTGCAGGCCGCTTACAACGAGTCCGCAGCCAGCACCGGGGAGTTCTCGGAACAGACACTGCGGATCGGTTATCTGCTCACAGAAGAAGAGGAAAATCTCGACGCTGCAAGCAAGGCGTTAAAGGAATACCAGAAGAACAACAACCGCGCGAACGCCCAAGCAAATAAGTTCAAGAACCTTATCAGTGAGTTCAATGCGGCGTTTTCGGATTTTGGAAGCTCTCTGACCAGCCTGGGCGAGTTCTTCGACAGCGAGACCTTGCAGAACGCCGGTGACTTTTTCACGATCATCACAAACGGCGTGTCGCAGGCCCTCAATTTTGCAACAAGCGTTGAAACGCTGGTCACGACGCTGCAGACCCTGAAGACCACCATCGAGGCCGTCAACGCCACCGGCGGCATTTCCAGCGTGGTCTCCGGCATCGGCAAGCTTATCGGGGCAGGCGGTGCAACGGTCGCTGCGGGAACGGCCGGGGCTGCAGGAACAGCAGGAGCTGCAACGGCCGGCACTGGGGTGGCCGCACTGGGTCTGTCCATCCCCCAGATCGGCCTCATCGTGGCCGGTGTGCTGGCGGTGGGTGCTGTGGGCTACGGCATCTACAAGTGGGCCACGAAGGACAAGGACCAGACCGAGAAAAAGGCAAGCTCCAGCTCCAAGCTGTCCTACAAGGATATTCAGGACGCCTACTGGTACGGCAACGAGCGGGCCTTTGCGGGCTACGACTACCGCACGGACCCCTACACCTTCCGCCAACAGTCCACGATGAGCGACTACCAGAGCAAGATGCAGACCGAGATTGCCCGCATCTGTGAGTTTGTGGAAAAGTATCTGCCGGAGACCGGCAAGGGCGTCGTCGCGCTGGACGGCGAAGAGGTGGCCCGCATCATCACACCGAACGTCAATGCAAATCTGGGCCAGCTGGCCGTCCTGAGCGGAAGGGGGAACTGAAAACAATGTACGAAATCTACGGCTATCCCTACGGCAACCCGGACGCGGAGCTGCTCATCTATCAGCCGGGCAACAAAAACGGCACGGTCCTCAGCCCGAAACTGACCCGCGAGGTCAGCAAGGGCGGGAGCCTGACCTTCACCATGACCCGTGAACATCCGATGTACGAGATGCTGCAAAAGATGTCCACGGTGGTCGTGGTGAAGCAGGACGGAAAGGAGACCTGGCGCGGGCGCATCTTCAGTCATGAGGCGGACTGGTACAACAACCGGGCTGTCTACTGCGAGGGTGCGCTCTCGTTTTTTAACGATTCCTGCGTGACGCCCTTCAACTATGAGGGGACACTGAAGCAGTTTTTGCAGCACCTCATCGACGTGCACAACGCGCAGGTCGGCCAGAAGATGAAGATGTTCGAGCTGGGCACCGTGACGGCTGCCTTGGGCGACCAGGTGGTCCATTTCGGCGACGCAGACCAGTACGGCGTCGGCGAGGACTACGGCAAGTGCTGGGACATCATCGACAAGCTGGTGCTCAAGGTCTTCGGCGGGTACGCCTACTGCACGTTTGACGCAGCGACGGGTTACAATGTCCTGAACTATTGCGACCAGGCAGTGGAAGAAAAGCGGGTGACGGCCCAAAAGATCGAGTACGGCGTCAACCTGCTCGACCTGACCGAAAAGACCGACACGAACGGCTTATACACCCGCATCTATCCGGTGGGCAACAAGCACACCGTGAAGGAGACCCGGTGGAAGTATAAGTTCAAGTGGCTCCCCGGCGGGCTGGGGAAATACACGGATGAGCACGAGGAGCGCTACGGCATCATGGATACCGACTCCGCGACCATCCAGAAATATCTGCCGCCGTCCGGATACCGGTACGATCTGGAGGATGGCTACATCGAGAACACCGACGCCGTCAAAAAGTTCGGCGTCCTTGCGCGCATCGTGGAGTTCGACACCGACAGCGCCAACGATACCTTTGCCGCCGGTGTGCAGGCGCTTCAGCAGAACCATCTGATGGTCACGAGCTACACCATCAAGGCCGTGGACCTTGTGGATGCCGGTTACGACACCGAGCGCCTGACCTTTGCCTGCTATGCCCACATTCTGAGCGCGCCGCACAGTGTCGACGCCATTATGCTCTGCTCCAAGCTGACCGAGCCGCTCGACCACCCCGAAAAGAAAGAGTACAGCTTCGGCATGACCCGCCGCACCCTGACCGACCGGCATGTGGAAAACCTCGGCAAGACGAACCTGCTGGATGAGAGCAACGCAGCCTCAGAAAGCTATAACCAGCAGCTCATCGAGCATCTGAAGAAAACGGACAAAAACGTGACAGAAGCAGCCAAGACCGCGACAAACTTTCTGGAATGGAGCGAGACCGACGGTCTGATCATCCGGCATGAATCCCTGCCCGGCAAGCGGGTGCAGATCACCCATGACGGCGTAAAGGTCCTCAACGATTCCAGCATGGTCAACATCCAATCGGACAGCATCTCCATCACCGACGGCAACGGAAGCTGCACCATCGATTCCGGAAAGATTACATTCTTCGGCATTCGACAGGACAAAATTTGGGAGAACGGCGACCCCGACAGCGGCATGGGCGATGGCGCTGTGATCTGCAACGATGGCCGATTGCGCCCATATTCCGCCATTGTGATTGGATTCGGTGAATACTACACCGGTTTGGACGGCATCGGAGTGAACGGAAGCGACTTGCAGTATACCGTTTTCCCCATCAATGGAATTTGGTCGATTGCAAGCCGTGTGTGGGACTATCCGAGAGTCCGAAGAGTCCACGTTTCATATAGCGGGATAACATTTGGACAAGCTGGATATTACAAAGAAGGCGCTGTTGGCGTGAAGTTTAGCAAACATGACACCTGCTGCGTTCCATGTTCCGTTTACGGGTTGATGTAAGGAGATTTTTGGATGTACATGATTACCTACAAAGAGGACGGAACCATTATGAGCGTCGGAAGCGTTGACCCGGCATACAACGCACATCCAACTCCGGACGGCGTCCTGTACATGGAAAGCATCCCGGATGGGCGACCTTTCCGGAAGACCTACAAAGTCCGGGACGGCCAGCTGGTCTACGACCCGACACTGGATGAAGAGGAGGCTGCGGATGAATGAATTTTTATGAGTCGATCAATTCCGCAGCGGCAAAGAACCCTCGCCTGAATGACGTTCATGTGTTTCTTGAAGGGAAAGAAACATCGCTTCGGTCTCGGTTTGGCTTGTGGATTAACAAAAGCTATCCCGCCATTGGGAAAGCTGAGACCGAATCGAATCTGGTCTATGTGCCAGGCTCTGATAAGGTTCTGAACCTGACCCGTTCGTTGGACGGAAAGGTGCACTTCAAAAAGCGAACGATCACGATGGAATTCACTGTTCTCCGGCCCAAAAAAACATGGGAGATTGTCCGAAGTGATTTGGAGACCGCACTGCAAGGTCAATGGCTGCAATTTTATTTTGAGCTGGATCCATCCTGGATATGGAATGGCTTTTTTGATGTCGAGCTCAAACCAGGAGATCACAGCGCAACCGTAACGATTATGGCCACTTGTAACCCATACAAGTTCAGCCGAACGGCAATTGCAGGGAACGACTGGCTGTGGGATACGTTCAACTTTGAAACTGATACGATTTATGCAACTCCAACGGAGGTGGGCAGATTATGAAGCCATGGAAAGAAGTCATCGACGGGATCCGCAACGCAGTTCTGGGCAAGGAAGTGCGCGAAGATATCGCCCAGATGGGCGAGTACGTGGAGCAGTTTGCAAATACGGCAGGCGAAAACATCCAGAAAGCCATCGACCCCACCCTCTCCCTCTCCGGCAAGGCTGCGGATGCGGCGAAGGTGGGCGAGGCGGTCAATGCGGAGGCAACCAGAGCGAAGGCAGCGGAGGAGGAGAACGCGAAGGGGGTTAGTCAGCTAAAGGAAGATTTAGTAACATTAGAGACTACAAAAGATGGCGCAGTAACAGTTGAAAAGACCGATTTTTTTAAGAGTGTGCCGTTAAGTCAGAACAGGTTTAATGCCGAGGCAGCTCCATATATTAACGGCGAGATTTATACCGGGACGAAAGAAAACACTTCCAAAAATGCAGATTATTATATTTCCGATGAAATGTTGATTGAACCGGGGAAACAATATTATCAAAATTTCGAAGCCGCATGCGTGCTCTATGATTCCGCACACAAGTATGTGAGAACGATTGCATGGAATGAATCGCCATTTACAACTGATGCCAATGCAAAATATATTAGATGTTCCGTTAAAACCGTAGACAAATATACTAAATATATTGGTGAATCTAAATGGGCGATCGTAAATGTTATAGCTTATACTGGCGATAAGACTGAAATATCAAACAAAAGTGTTGAAAGACTTTTAAAAGGTAAAGAAAAAATTGATGCGTTAGAATACCAATATTCATCCAATAGGTTCAACAAAAAATCAGAGGAAAATATTGACGGATATTATCTTAATAAAGGAAGAAGAATTGCCAATAAAGCATATTTTATAACTCATATTATTCCAGTTGAACCAAATACACAATATTTTAAAAACGAAAATGGTGACGGTGTATTTTATGATAAAGATAAAAATATCATAAAATGGTTATTCCCAGACACAACAGGGCAATTTACCACACCAGAAAATTGTGCTTTCTATCAAACGAGCGCGACTATAAATATAAAAAATAAATTTTATGTATCAACAATAAATAATATTGGAGATTATAAAGAAACTATTGAATTGACTGATAACGGAAAAAAAGCAGTTGATGATTATATTTTGCCACAAGTTGATAGAAAAATAGAAAATTCAAAACAAACTTGTACAAAAGTCGAAGTATCTAGTTTGACTCTCCCGTATGTAAACGCTGCGCCATCTGTTGAAGATTGTGTGGTTACATTTATTGATGATGATGGTGACAAGGCTGTTTACACGGCATTATACCCACTTTTAAAGGAGAAAAATATTAAATTCGGGGTGGCTCTTGTTACAGGAAAAATTGGAGAAGCGAGCGGATTGCTTACACTTGACCAATTAAAAGAAATGCACAGTAGTGGACATATTGAGACATTATCACATTGCCACACGAATTACAATAAAATGCCGACATTAACAAAAACTCAAATGGACTACCAGTATAATGAATCTAAAAACTGGTTGAAGTCAAATGGATTTGAGTATTCCGCATTTGTTTTTCCGCAAAATACAACAGACAGATTATCCAGGACGGAAGCTAGAAAATATTTTGATTATTGCTTTACTGGAATTGCACGAAATGGTAATGAATTTATAGACCCATCAAAAATTTATCGTCTTGCCTATGGAAGTTATGAATCATATAATCCTCAAATTAGTGGCATTGAGGGAACTGATACATTGGAATATTATAAAGCATGTATTGACTCAGCATATGAAACTGGGGAATGGTTAATCTTTAATACACATGTCGGTGTTTCAGACACCCATACAACAGAAAATCAAATTGAGATGCTTTCTAATTTGATTGATTACATTGTTGGTAAAGGGATCAAAATACTTTCTCCGAGCGAAGCATTTGCATTAAAGCGGAATCTGGTAGCGGTCGGTGATGTTGATGAGGAGTATCTTTTCATTGGGCGAAAAGGATTTGCTACAAATTTGTTTACCGTACAAGTTGGTGGCTTCAAAGGAGAAAAGCTTAGCAATAATTCACCTATTACAGATTTCAAAACTGGAATGACAAGCATAATCACTGTGAATTATTCTCAAGGAAGTTCAGCAGGATTTCCAACTCAAGCAGGTATCTTGGAAACCTATCATGATAAAGGATACGCAGGATGGTCTTATCAAAAATGGATATCTTATCAGACATGTAAAGTCTACATGAGATTTTGGGATGAGGACACAACTAAAGCGTGGCTTGGCTGGGTACCAATTAACTAAAGAGGGCTTTATTTGACTATTCACCAACATAAAAAGAAAGGACTGATAACAATGCTCCCCATTATGGACGTTTCCCGCTGGCAAGGCAGGATTAACTGGGATGCGGTCAAGGCCAGCGGAAAGGTTGCCGGCGTGATGCTCAAGACGGTGTCCACCAACCGAAAGCTGAGCAAGCGCAAGGACGGGTTGTACATTGACCCGACGTTTGAGCACAATTATGCCGAGTGCAAGCGTGTCGGCTTGCCGGTGGGCGTGTACTACTACACCTACGCCGTCTCGCATACCAGTGCCGACGCAGAGCTGGCCATGCTCAAAACTGCGTTGACCGGGAAAACCTTCGAGCTGCCGATCTGCGTGGATGTGGAGGACAACAAGCTTCGCAAGCTTGGCAAGCAGGCGTTGACCGACCTGACCGCGTATGCGCTGGCGACCATCGAGCAGTGGGGCTTCTACGCTCTGCTGTACACCGGTCTCAAATTCGGCAAGACCCGGCTGTATATGGGCGGCGCTGCACTGCGCAAGTACGATGTATGGCTGGCAAGATATCCCAGAGACAAGAGCAAAACCAAACCGGAAGACAAGCCCAAAACAGACTTTTCTTTTGGCATGTGGCAGTACACCAGCACCGCCAGTGTGCCGGGCATCACGGGCAACGCAGACCTTTCCCACGCTTACAAGGACTACGCCGCCATTATCGCAAAAAAGGGGCTGGACCGGCTCCGGGATGGCGCATGAGCGAAAAAGAAGCTTTGCTGTGGGTGTTGGGCATCCTAGGCAGCCTGTGCGCCGCTGCTATTACGATTGATAAGGTACTGGAAATCATCCATAAGTACATCAAGAAGGCACAGGCTCCGGACAACGCGCAGAACAAGCGGCTGGATGAGCTGGACAAGCGCGTCGGCACCTTGGAACAGGGTCAGCTCCAACACACACAGGCCCTTGCAAGAGACCTCCGGCGATTTGACGGCATTGACGAAGAAATGCGACTTGTCCTCGTTGGGGTGCAGAACCTTTTGGATGCGCAACTATCCGGCAACAACCGGGAAGGTATGCAAAAAAGCAAGACCGACATTAACAATTACCTGCTGAAAGGAGTAACCAATCATGGAAGCAATCCTTAACACCATTCTCACCCCGCTGCCCTCGTGGCTGGCGCTGTTGCTCATTGTTGTGGGCGTTGTGTCGCTTGTGCTGGGGCTTATCCGTCTGGGCTACGGCGCAGCGGTCAAGACGCTGGTGCTTGACCTTATCGACCAAGCAGAGCGCGAGATTCAAGGCACGAAGCGCGGCGCAGAGCGCAAGGCGTGGTGCGTCAAGATGCTGCGCACCTATCTGAACAACAGCCGGTGGGGCAAGCTGGTCAGCTGGGCAATCACCGAAGAGACCATGAGCAAGGTCATTCAGTTTTTCTTTGACCGCGCAAGGGCAGCGCTACAAAAGCAGTAAGGAGGATATCATGGCAAGCACTACATATGAGCATTTTGTTGACTCCAACAAAATGCACGCCACACACGGACGTTTTCTTGACCTCACGAAAACATACCATTTTGACAACGTCGGCAAAATGGTGACGTTTTGTCACCGGTTTGCCGCGCTTGGCACTATGGTGCGCAACGCTGGACAGCTGCCGCAGCCTTTTTGGCTCGGTGCTGTCTGTGGCGGCGGCTCGTGTAGTTTTTCCACCAGCGTTGCAAGGGCTTAATGCAGAACAGATAAAAGCTGTGATAAAACGTGCGCCGCTTGGGAGGTATGACCGGAAAATCGCCCGGTTGCGGTACGTTGACCAGCTATGCCAAGTTGATATTGCAGCGCGTGTGCCGTATTGCCGGACATCAATCGGCAATAGGCTAAAAATTATTGATAAAATGCTGGATGTGTGATAAAATTAAACTAACGAAATCCGCTCGGCCTCTCAAAGAAGCGCATTAGGGTGGATATTTGAAAACCCCCGGTGTCCACTGTGGACACCGGGGGTATTTTTGTTTACGCGGACTGCTCAGCAGGGGCGGGAATCACCTTGCGTTCCTTCGCTTTCGACTCTGCCTGTTCCTTCACGGTCAAATATCCGTGGTCGTGCATCTGCTTGTAGATAAACGCCTGTCCGGTGCGGCTCCAGCGGGTGTTCTCTTTGGTCTCACCGTTGCCCACCTCAACAGGAATACTCACTGTATAACCCTTGTCGATGTACTTGCGCTTGGGTATCCACTGCTTGTTGACCTTCTTCTGGATTCCCCATTCTTCCAGTAACTTATTGAGTTTGTTGGCGGTCATGCCAAAGTTTAACGCAATCTGCGTCACAGTAAGCGTTTCATCGCTCAAAAGCATATTGTGGGCGTACTCGGCAGCGGGCTTGAGCTTGGCGTTTTCCTTTTCAAGCTGTTTGGAGCGCTCCTGTTCCCTTGCAATGATGCCCTGTGCCATGACAAGTGCTTTGGAGAGGGTGAGTTCAGGAGTTTCGGGCTTGACAGAGTAGTTGCCAGTGCGCAACACCTGCGGGAGCACTTCATCAAATGCCCAACTCTCAAACTTTTCGGCATTAGGGAGCTTGCTGTGGGTGATAAGGCGGATTACATCGCCCTCCGGGATAAAATTCATCTCCTGCTCACCGCCATTGGTAAGGATGCCCCGTTTCAGGGCACCCTTGCAGTGAGTGGCGATTGCGTTCTGAGGTTTTGCGTAACCAAGCGCTTTTGCTACATCTGCGGCACAGAAAAGCACCTTGCCGTTATTCTCAACCAGTGTGCGGATGCTACCAAAGTCAGGGCTGTTAAAAATCTGCAAATCGTTCATGCGCTCACCCCTTGTGCAATCTCTGCGTCCAGAACTGCATCGACTTCCTTTTCCAGACCGGTGATGGATGCAAACAAAGCCGTAATCAAAGAGTTGTACATCGGGGCTTCTCTCCAAATCTGGCTCACAAGCTCGCTGGTGCGCTCCCGCTTGATCATATCGGTCTTGTGGGTCTCCTCAAACCAGTTTGCAAAGATGTTCAGTAGGTCGTGCATTACTCGAAGTTCACCAGAAACAGCATCCAGTTCAAGCTCCGCTTTCGTGATTTTTGGTGTGTTCATTGCTAAAATACCTCTTATTCTCTTGTAAGAGGTCGCCGACTTTGGTATAATAGCTTTACCAAAGAGTAACCTCTGATGGTTGGAATCCGTAAGCTGAAAGTTTGGATGCAGACAGCTTGCGGATTTTCTTTTTTTGTTCACCTCGCTTCAATGCATCTATTATAATACGGTTTACAGCATATGTAAATTGTCACATTGTATAATGTTTACCGCATAATTTTGTTTAATTTTATGGTGTAAACAGTGTAGAAGGTGTGATATAATAGCATCGGGAAGTTATCCCGCAAATTGAAAGGAGGTAAAAGCATGACTTCGGAATCTCAAAAGAGAGCAAACGCAAAATGGGACAAAGAGAACATGACGGTGCTGGCCTGCAAGGTGAGGAAGGAAGTTGCTGACAAGTTCAAAGCGGCTTGTGCGGCAGAAGATACGACCTCGAACGCCGTTTTACAGCAGGCGGTACGGGACTATATTGACGCCCACCCCGTGCCGGAAGAGCCAGAAGCGCCGCCGGGGGATGCAGAGACGGAAGTTCGGCGGGCTGCATTGCTAGAACAAATCAAGAATCTGTAAAATAGAATAGCTGAAAAATTAAGCGCTCACGCGGTGTAATGCCGTGTGGGCGCTTTTCTTTTTTGTCCTTCGTTTGGCGCTCGTTGTCTCTCCCGGTGTGACATTCTGGTACGATAACCGCAAAAGGAGGGGCGCTCATGTGGCACAAGTTCAACCCAAACCCGCGCGGCAGCAGCGTCGGAGACTGTGCAGTGCGAGCCGTTGCAGCTGCCACCGGGCAAAGCTGGGAGCAGGCGTATGTAGGGCTTGCAATGATGGGCTATGCGTTGGGCGATATGCCAAGCGCTAACCGCACATGGGGCGCGTACCTCCAAAAGCGCGGATTCAAGCGCCGTCTTGTCGAGGCAGACTGCTCCACCTGCTATACCGTGGAGGATTTTGCAAGGGAGTGCCCGCGCGGGATCTACGTTCTGGGCTGCTCTGGTCACGTTCTGGCTGTGGTCAACGGCGAGTGGTGGGACAGCTGGGACAGCGGCAGGGAGTGCCCGATCTACTACTGGTATAAGGAGGACTAAGCAATGCCGATTTATAACGGATACCCGCAGACGTACTACCAACAGCCACAGGGGCAGTTGGAACAACTCCGGGCGGCGCAATACCAGCCTCAGCCTGTCATGATGCCGGCAATGCAGGCACAGGCCGCACCGGCTGACAGCGGCTTTATCTGGGTGCAGGGCGAGGCTGCAGCGCGCGGATATTTGGTCGCCAACGGGAGCCGGGTGCTTTTACTGGATGCCGATTCCGATACATTTTACATCAAAGAGGTTGGGCAGGACGGCAGGCCGTTCCCGCTCCGCATCTACGACTACAAGGAACGCACCGGAGGTCCCAAAGCGTCGATTGCAGCCACGCAAGCCGCAGGCGGGGAGTATGTCACCCGTAAGGAGTTCGATGCGCTGGCGGCAAAGCTGGCGGCGTTGGAGAAGCAGGAAGCACAAGAGCCGGAAAAGGAGAGCTAAACGATGAGCAGCAGCTTGTATAACTCGATGGGCCGACAGACCCAGAACCCCATTGGCGGGCAGTTTCAACAGTTTATGGGCCAGATGCAGGGCAAGAACCCGCAGGAGATGATAAACCAGATGCTCACTTCAGGGAAGCTCTCACAACAGCAGCTCAACGCCATTCAGCAGCGGGCGCAGCAGATCGCGCCGATGCTCAACGGCATGAAAAACATGTTTGGATTCTAAAATGCGGCCGCATTTAGAATAAATGTTTCAAAAAACACGAAAGGAGCAAGATTATGTCTTTATCTTCCGATAGCGCAGTCCTGACCATGCCGGTGCAGCCTGCCAACAACAGCTATAACAATGGTTGTAATGGCTGGGGCGGCGACTGGATGGGCTGGATTGTCCTCTTTCTGATCTTCGGCATGTTCGGCTGGGGTGGCATGGGCGGCTTTGGCTGGGGCGGCGGTATGGGCATGGGCGGTGCTTCGCCTTATATGACCAGCGCAGTGACCCAGGCAGACCTGCAGCGCGGCTTCGACAACCAGAGCGTCATGAACAAGCTAAACGGGCTGGAAAGCGGCCTGTGTGATGGCTTTTATGCCATGAACACCGGGATGCTTCAGGGTTTCAACGGCGTGCAGCAGGGCCTGAACGGTGTCACCAACGCCATGCAGCAGGGCTTCAACAGCACCAACGTTGCGCTGATGCAGGGGCAGAATGCTCTGGCTACACAGCTGGCAGACTGCTGCTGCAAGACCCAGACCGCGATCCAGAGCGTCAACTACAATCTGGCCACTCAGGAGTGCGACACCCGGAACCAGATGCAGCAGGGCTTCTGCGCAACGCAGAACACCATGAACAACAACACCCGGGACATCATCGAGAATCAGAACAGCAACACCCGCGCGGTGCTCGACTTCCTGACCAATGATAAGATCGCCACCCTGCAGAGCGAGAACAACGAGCTGCGCCGGGCTGCTTCTCAGGATCGCCAGAGCGCGTTCCTGACCACCGCGATGAACGCGCAGACCAACCAGATCATCGGGACTCTGCAGCAGAAAGCTCCCGTGCCTGCCTATCAGGTGCCCAACCCCAACGCCATTTACTATGGCTGTGGGACCGGCTGCGGCAGCTGCGCATAACTGAATCACGGCAACTGACTACAATTTGTAGCCTGTTCAGCCCCAGAGCTGATTTTGCAAACCAGAGCGCCGGGGCAGCAGTCCCGGCGTTTTTATTATGAAAGGAGCATTCAAATGACCGTAACAGACTTGAAGCAGCAGTTTGTTGACCATTTGGCCAGCATGGACAAAAACAAAATGAGCATGATGGATCTGAGCGTATACAGTTCAATCGTGCGGACTTTGCTGGACACTGAACGACCGGACTTTTCGGCTTCCTGCATGGATGTGCTGAAAAACATCTATGCAAGTAAAGCGGATGTCTGTGCAGAAAAGGAGGACGCGAATAATGGCTGAATTTACCTCTACCACGATTCAGACCGTGGCAGCCGGTCAGAATCTTCCCTTGACCGAAACCGCTATCAAGGGGTCAAACTGCATCAACCACCGAGCAGGTGCTGGCAATGTGACGCTGCGTGGGCTTACGAATCAGTGTAAAGCACTGTTCAAAGTGAGCTTTGGCGGAAACATCGCCATCCCTACCGGGGGCACTGTGGGCGCTATCTCTGTGGCGCTGGCTGTCGGCGGAGAGGCGCTCAACAGCGCCACCGCAATCGTCACCCCGGCGGCAGTGGATCAGTACAGCAACGTCTTTACGGAGGTTTTCGTGGAAGTCCCCCGTGGATGCTGCGTTACTGTGGCGCTCAAAAACACCAGCGCGCAGGCGATCAGCATCGCAAATAGCAATCTGATTGTTGAGCGCGTTGCATAAAGAAAGGAGTACAACATGAGTAAGAATCTTTATAATCTGCGGGAAATGCTCTGCGAAGAGCTGGATGAGTACAACCGCGATGCAAAGAACGGCCTGAATGAGCGTACATTGGATACCGTTCACAAGCTGACCGACACCATCAAAAACATCGACAAGATCATGATGCTGGAGGACGGCGATTACAGCCGCGCTGGTGAGTGGGAAGCTGATATGCGCGGCAACTACGGACGTACCGAAAACTATGGCCAAGGCAACAGCTACGCAAACCGTGGGCGGCATTATGTACGCGGGCACTACTCGCGCGGTGATGGCCGGGAACGGATGATTTCCGACATCGAAAACATGATGCAGGACGCGACCGGCAACGAGCGTGACGCGTATAAGCGCGCTCTTGACATTCTGCGCAGTATGTGATAAGGAGGGTGGCAGGCATGGACATCGTGGAGATCAACGAGCACATCCGCAAACTGAAATGCGAAGAAACGAACTGGCAGAGCGTGGAAAAGCTTGCCGCCCTCTGCACTGTGAGAAATGAACTGAGCGAAGCGGAAAGCCGGGAAAGCAGCTCTTCTCCGCAGCCTGAACCAGCCAGACAAATAGAGTATTCCACAAGACCACAAGAACCGCAGAGCGAATTTGTAGAGGCTGCAAGCGCTGTGCCGTTCAGCGGGTTGATGGAGGTGCTAGACAAGCACATGGATAGTATAAAGCTTGTGTACCCAAAAGAGTACAGTTCGATTATATACAGGCTCAAATCCATGTGATTCGTTCCTTTATTTGTTCCTTTATCACAAGTATCCAGGATAATCTACGTTGTTTTTAGGTTTGAATCAAAAAGAAAAGCGGCAGAATCTCTCAAAAATGAGACGTTCTGCCGCTTTATTTTGGAGCAGGATACGGGACTCGAACCCGCCGCCTACTGCTTGGGAAGCAAGAAAAAACGTCGAAGTAACGATGCAATATGGCTATTTGTTCTCTTTTTGTTCCTT